CAGTTTTGCTGATGAAGGAATGTTATAAAATAAATCGGGGGCCAGAATGAGGCCCTTTTTATTCAAAAAAAATCGGGCTTACGCCCGATGTTCATTGCTTATCTTCAAGTTCATTAAAGCATAAACTTTCTAAACGCGCAATGGTATAAAATCTTTTTGATAACGATGTATAAAACACATTAAAACGTGTTTTTATACGGGCGTTGTATAACATATACTGCTACTTTTGGCTATTAAAGAAACTTATTGCATCATCTAATGTTTCGCTTTCTTTTAGTTCGTTCACTACTTCTTCCGCAGTAAACGATTTCACAACATCGGCTATAATTAATTGCTTAGTTTCTTGCTTGCTTCCAAAGTATTCGATTATACCACAAAGAAGATCAACATCTATTTTGGTATTTGTAAAACCTTTGTCTTTTAAAATTTAATTAATTCTTGTAATTCTTCCATTTGTTTATTTATTAAGTTAGTGTTAATTTATCCGCAACTAATCATAGCCGTAGTGCGTTAACAACCCTATTTCTAAAAGCTTCAACCTCTAAACTTCCAAATGAAGCTTGAGGTCCAAAGCATTTGCCAATAGAATAGAATGGTGAAGAGAAAATAAACCTTTGCCGCTCATATTCCTATAAAAGGTAGATTGTTTCATCCCTATTATCTTAGGAAGTTCTATAAGGGAAATCCTTTTTTCGCAGCTGTGTTTTTTATCTCTTCGAGAAATTGATGGTTTGTTTTTAGTTGCATTTCGATAATTATATAAAACCCCTTTGATGTTATCTCCAGAGAATTTTATTATTTAATTTGCTCTATAATATCCATAAGAGTAGCCGTTAATTTTGTCATAATCTTTCTCCCATTCTTTAGGTACAGCAGCTTCAAATTGTGATTTTGTTATTGCTCTTCCATCATAAGTGTAATTGTAAGTTTGCATAGCTTTTTGTTTTAAGGTTACTCAAATATAAGTCTAATATTCTAATATATTAGACTATTTAAGAATATTTAACATTAAAAACTAATAAACCTCTGGATCACTGGTCTGGTAAATGCTCCGACCGTTGCTAATCTTCACCCAGTTTTTTCTATAAAGCAAGTATTTAAACCCATCGGAATAGTTGGTGGAATACATGGGCAGCTGCTTAAGCGGTAGCTTTTCGCTAGACTTATCCTTCTTGATCACCGTTTGACCTTTTGTCGTTTTTGGTGACTTTTGTTTTGGCAAGCTCGAGAGAAGATTTCAGGTTTGGACATTGCAAAGCATCGATCATAAGCTCCGGTAATTTGGATAATAATTACCCATAAGCTTTTTGGTAAATAGGTATTCTTCTTCCTGAAGAATATTCGCCTGATTTTTGGAATTAAGAACAACTGTCCAGCCTGTTTTGGTGCCTTCGTAATTCTCTATGTGGTCCTTGATCTCGTTCGCAAAATCTCGCTTAATCATCTGGTATTGATTTCCTGCCCGGTCATACCATAAATACAAAACTTTGTTTTTTGGTACTTAAAGAAATCTATAAACTTCTTGGCCAACTCCTTGCTAGATTCCGGGGCAAGGGTGTGAAACTCCTTAATTATTCTATAAAGCCGATCGTTTCCCTGGCCCATTACCAAACTGGTCTGGTTTCCAAAATCCATACCTCCTTCTATAGGTGCTTTATGATTTAGGTATCTAAGCGCTAAAGAGGAAGCTTCAAAAGTTTCGGTAAGTTTTTTACTCTCGTAAAATTGATTATTTACACCATCGTAATAAAAGTGATCTTCATTTAAATTGATATAAAAACGCTCTCCTTTTTCAATATTGGGCTTGAAGGATAATATACTGGCCTTGGCTTCTTCTTGTCCTAGATCCTTAAGGGAATTGATAAAATAGTCCGCACCCAAAATGGTTGCATTGGCCAAAGAGGAACTTATATGAAAAAAGGTAAGACTCTTTCTTACTCTGTTGTGACGCTCCATCCATCGTACGAGATTTTTATCGAGTTTCTTTACCCTATCATAATGGCCTTTGTCGTGAGCTTCTTTCATTTCTATACGAATCTCATTTATGACGATACCCACTTGTAAGGCATGTAAGAATTTATCCTGGTCCATTTCTTTAGCCCCTTTCAATATCCAATCTTGATCGCCCATGGTGACATTGGGCATATCTGTAGTAAATGTGGTGCCAAGGTAAAAAGGAGATGTGGAGGCTTCTGGAAAACCCCGTAATGCAGGCATTAATTTGTTGAGCTTTTTGGATTTTAGATATTTTGCTTCATCACCAAATACATGCTGATAAGAATCTCCCGCAACAGAAGAAACCTGATCTAAGGAGCCAAGCTTTATCAAATTTCCTAAGTAGGTGGATATAGTATGCTTAAATTTGAGAACAGGCTTGTAGTTTTTTTGAAAGTGATCTGGAGGTGCAACATCTGTAACATAGTGAACGCCTTCTATCCATCCTTTACGATTGAAGCCTTCCAGAATAGAAGGCACAACATTTTCTAAAGCATTTGTATAAGTATCACTCACTATGGCAAAGCGAGCTCTGGGCATTTCGTAGCAAACATCCATAATTCTATCTGCTAGAATATCTGTAGTTTTGGAAGTACCACGGCCAGCTACAATCTTTACGTGTTGTGGCTTGGATAGATCTATAACTTGTTTTATTACGGTAGCGTAACGCTTCTCTGTATTACTTTTCTTGTAACCTTGGGTTTTCATGGTCTGGTTTAAATAATTTAAAAGGCAATAAATCTGCTTCCTCTCTTAAAGAATTTCGTTCTTTTTCGCTCAATTCTGGATATTCATCTATAAATCTTGCCAGCTTGTACCTATCTGGTTTTGGTAGGCCCAAGAATTCTGCATCTACAGAATACATTTTGAAGGGTTTGGCCAAAAGTTCTTCGGGAAACTCCATGGCATCTTCTTTATTGATTTCTAGTATTTCTGCGATGTCTTTTATTTTACCTAAAGCCATAACAACATCCTTGGAGCTTTCTGCAAGCTTCAGGGCGAGTGTTATTCCATTTTCTAGCTTTTCTGCTAATCTATTCTTGTGAGCTTGTTTGCTGACTTGCCGCTCTGCATAGAAATACTCCGTCATCATATCGTACCACTTGTTGGCGAGATAGTAAGAATAACCATCTACTTTTTCCAAATGCTTTATAATGTGATCTCTACTTTGCCACCTCAAATACATGCCATGTATTTTCTCTAGCTTAGATAGTGTTTCCACGACCTCACTAGGAGCTTCCTTACGGCTTCCATTGTGAATAAAGTCCTGTATGTCTTCTAGAGTGATATCTTCAATCTTCATGGCCAAATAGTATGTCGTTCTTTAAATTTTCTACCCTTTGCACTCTTGCTATTTTCTTAAATTCTTGTGCTGCAGTAATATTTCCACTTTTGGCATGGGTAAGAAGTCCTTCAGCAATAAGAAATTCTGCCTCGAGCAACCCTTTGTCATAATGATGCCTTACTAGGGAGGTATTTATTTTCCACTCTTTTATAAAATGGGTCTCGTTGACACCCAAATACTTTGCTATGCTTCTTGGGGCATAGTTTGCAGCTGCTAGTGTTTCAATTTCGCTGTATTGCTCCTCCGATAGCCTTAGCTCTGATTTTAACATCGGTAAAAATCTTTCTTCTGAATTCATAAGTTTCTTTTGAATTATAAAATAGGTACTGCTCGTAGTGGGCATTTTCACTATGATTTCCAGATCCTTCAATACCAAAATAAGCATCTTGCGTCTTAATAAGTGTGACTTTGGCATGTGACCAGGAATAGTTGACAATAAAATTTGCTCTACTACTTACCTGGGCTGCTAGGAGCTCCATAGTGGTAGGATTTCTTTTAATAAGAGAATCTGAAATCATTAAAGTGATTTGGTCGCAGTAGCCCTTATCGTACAGTTCTATCAAGGCGTCTATAACCCTTCTACTTATAGAATATGTACAAATGTAAAGATGCTGTATATTATGATTTTGAGCTATAAAGGGGATAAAAGTAAACGCATTAAAAGAGTTGTCTGTTTGCAAAAAAAAGAACTCTTCCACAGTAGGAAGCCTTTTGAGATCTTTGTCCAGATGGGCTATTTTTTCAAAATGCTTATTGATGTATTTGGACTTAAAGACAGAAGACATCTCATCTTTCGCCTCTTCTTTTGGCAGTTGCTGCAAATCAAAGAATCTGTTTTTCATTGAGCTTAGTTTTTAGAAGTTGGCGTTTAGTCTCTTTTAATTTTAAGTTTCTAAGAGCCTCTTCATCTAGAGGATCTACTTTTAGTTTAGTCCTTAACCTAGAGATTTGAGAACTCATATTTTTGTAGAGCTTCAGGGCGTCTAGATCACACATATTAGTAATGCCAGCCCTAAGGTTTTCATCGTCAAAAATAGAATGCTTACCCAATATCTCCCCTTTCTCCTGGTAATGCAAAAGCTCATTAAATGCCAATTGATTTTCTTGATACGCCAAGACTATACTTTGGGCAATTTTAAAAGAATCCTTTGGGCTCAAAGATTTATTTTCTAGATCTAGAACAAGTTTTTTTCTATTCTCATTTACAAATATAAAAGCCGAAATCATATCCGAGGTCAAAATCTTGAGCTTGTCCGGAACGTTCGGCTTATTTAAGAACGGAAAAAGCTCTCTTATGCTTCGTTGGCCAAGCTTTTTTTTTGCTCAGTCAAAAATGCTTTAAGCGTGTCTGCCCTTTTGTTTGGAAAATCGATATTAATTTCATTGGCCAGACCAAAAGCAAGTTTTTTAATAGTGTTGTATTCTGCATTTTCGATATCCATAGCCTTCAGCTCTTCATTAAGAGATTCAAGTTTAAGCTTATCTTTATTTTCCTCTTTATCCGCCTTAGTTTCCTCTACTTCTTTCTCTTCTGAATTTAAATTGTCTTGGCTTGGAGCTTCAACTTTTTCAACTGGTGTTTTTTCAAACGCATTTAGATCTAATAATGATATGTTGTGTCCTTTTTTGACATCATAAACGATAGCTTTCAAATTCTTGTCTGAATAACCAACCCTATTATAATGCGCTGTTAAGGCAAAGTTTTTCACTGGTGCTTGATTGAGCGCCATAAGCAACATAGAGAACTTCTGTCTCTTGTCTTGTTTTTGATCCGTTAGGATACTTATTACTGTTTTCTTGTCCATAACATAAGGCTTATTAATGATTAGATCTCAAAGATGCCTATAAGTAAGACTGTAAGGTGTGACAACAAAAAAGCCACTACAAAATGTGTAGTGGCTTTTATAATTTTTGCACTATTATCTATGATCTAGACCGCTCAATTAAGAAAGTATCTGTTCCTGCAATAAAGACTTCAAAGGTGATTCTAGCATTGTCCAGACCAATAAAGCTTGTTCCATCTTTCAAGACAAACTTGGCATCTGTACCTGCAGCATCACTTATAACTGCTGGATCTGCACCACCGCCACCAATGACGCTTACAAAGGTTCCAGATGGAAAGTCTATATCTGTAACTCCCACAGCTTCTCCTGTTGCAGAACTTGGTAGTTTTACTAGTGCACCATTGGCTACTAGGAATTCTAGATCTACAGCATCTGCTACAAAAACGTTAGCAACAGGATCTGGCCCACCAAATAAACCTGGCATAAGGTTATCATTACTCATATTGGAAAATGTTAACTCATAGTGAGTTGTATCATTATCCATCGTAAAGTTTGCTCTCATCTTTATTGGCGCACAAGTACTTCCAATAACGCTTTTTTGATTTTGACCACAGCCTCCACCAAAAGGCGATGACTTCAATATCCATTTGCCCGCCTACAAATTCTCTTATTTCTAGGCCATCACCAGGAAATCTTGCTGTAAGTGTTTTCTGGATGCTTGCGGCATCCTCATCCCCATCAGTTTCAAAACCGAAGTTTTGAAAAGAGCCTGTATTGTAGATTTTGAAAGGTTCTTTTCCTTGCTTCATCTCATATAACCCTTCCAACAAAACGCCTTTAGCATTTGGTTGTGGGGTAGAAGCAAGATCTTCTACTTTCATTATAGTAATGAAAGGCGACTTGGCAACTGGTCCTCCTGGACTAGATAACTGTCTGTTTTTATCAATTAATTTCATTGTTTTTTGTGTGTTAAAAATTAAAAGCAAGGCGACTGGTGCCGCCTTGCCTATAAATTATTATGCTATTGTTCTAGAGAATTCTGTAAATACTCCATCAATAAGAGTCAATACCAAAGTATCACCTGGCTTAACAACCGCCTCTGTAACTACAGAAACATTTCCTGCAATATTATTTACAGTCAAGTTAGCTTCACCAGAGTTAAGCAGAGTTAATTTTTGCTGCTCTGTTCCATTTTCTATTCCTGTAAGGGTCGTTGCCTCACCATTAAAGATTTGTGTAATACCATCAAGTAGATCTACTGTAGCAGAATCGAAAGTGAAGTTTTCTGCAGGAGTATTTACTGCTTCTGTGGTTCTCTTAACTTCTCTAAGCGTAAGCCCAGCAGTAACCACCAAGGTTAATGTACCGCCAGAACTAAGATCGTAATCTGCGTTAGATGCCAAATCAAAATTTGCATTGTTTTCACGCTAGACGTAACCCCAGATGTGTTTCCTCTTATTCTTATAGTTTGTCCTTCAAAAAGGTTGGCTTTTTCCAAAGTCGCAATGTCGGTTTCGAAACCAGGTACAATGCTTAAATTAGAATAAGTGACCTTCAATTTTCCAGACTTATCGTCATGAAAAGGAATGTAGAAATCGCTCTTGAAAGGGAAAACACCATTGGTCCATACGGTTTGCACCTTGAAGGCATCTGGATCATCATCTGTTACTTCTGTACCTAAGTGAATAAATGCACAAGCAAACTTATAGTCTGCATGGCCATAGATAATTCTCTTAAGTCTCTCAAAAGTTAATAATCCTTTTTCGTTAGGGACATCTTCCATGATTTCGATATTATCATCGAACGTAATAATGTGGACATTTGTACCATTAAGATCATGCAACGGCTCAATACGTATATTCTCGTAGTTCTCTATGGTGAGACGATCCTCTGATGTGAAATCATTTTCCACACCTCTTAATTGTCTATATCTCGTTTTGTACCATCTCTCATGATCTTTTGGCATATAGTACACAAGATTGGAAGCTTCTTTGCTTTCTTCTTTTATATTTTTTTCAATAACAAGTTGTGCGTAATCCACGATGTTTTCTGGAGTTGGTAAACCAATAGAAGGCACTTTTACTTTCTTGTCTATATAGACGCCTTTGTACAGCTGATAAAGTAAACCATTCTGGCGGTTAATAGCTCTACCGGCTACTGTAGCATCATCTGGTGTAGCAACATAAACGCCTTTTATAGCGGACATTCTATCCTCGGCCTTAGCTTTTTTCATAAGCTCTGTCACCAAAAACTGAACGAACGTCATCTTGTAAGGAGTGGATCCTTCCATGCTCATTATACCTTGTAACCAGCTTTTCTCATACTTTTGTAAATCGTCTCCTACCCATTCTAAATCGATACTAACATCAAATATTTCACGAGTTTCTGGCTGGATTCTTTGGTTGTTTTTGGCTAACCAAGGCAATTTTCTTGCTTGTGTAATCTCGTCTGAAACTATTTTACCATCACTTATTCTGTCTTTTACACCAAACCTAGTTTGCCAAAAGCTTGGAAGCTCAATCATATCTCTGTGTAGAGATTCTATAGTGCTTGGGTTTTCTCTGTAGAAAAGCTCAACATCGCCATTAAGACGTTGCAGGTTGATCTCCCCAGCTGTGCCATCCCAAGAAGTTAGACTATTGGTAAGTCCAGCTGCTCTTTGGTTCCATGGTCTGCCTGTGAATTCGTTAAGAGCTTGGCCATCACCAAAAAGATGTGTGGCAGAGTGCTTTAAAATTCTTCATATCTCCATTTTTATTAAGTGGAATCACTGGATCTGGCTCAGGATCTTCTATGAGCTTGGCGATCATTATGTCTGTCCTTTTCTGGTAGGCTTTAAAATCTGAGATAAGGCCTTCCAGACTTGCATCTGTAGATGGAGTTTCTCCATTCTTGGCTTTAGGCGTATCGCCTTTACCATCTTTTGCAGATCCTTTATTCGCCATATCGCGAATTTCTTCTTCGCTATAGCCGGAAGCTTCTAAGCTCTGTTTGAATTCTGCGCGAGCATCTTCAATAAGCTTTTTACTTGACTCTTCGTCCAGTACGTTCTTTGCTTCTTTGTTTATGGCCTTTACCATAGTTTTGAAGTCTTTCTCACCGAGTGCCTCGATGATCTTTTTCTCTTGGTCTTCTGTAAGATCCAATTTCCCTTCTTTTATGGGAGTTTTTTGAATCCCCAAAATGGCCCAGAGAAAACCAATAGTCTTGCTTAATCGATTCATTTTAATATATTTATTGGGGGTTAATAATTAGTTACTTCACTTATTTCAGCCAGTAAAAGAGCGCGTTCTACGGCCTTTTGCATGTTGCCAATGCTGTCTATCATATTGTATTCTTCTGCCAATTCTGCCTTGAAGGTTTTTCCAGTAAGAACACCTACCTCTTCTATAAGATTAGGACGAGCTGAGCGTACATCTGCTTGAAACTTCTTGGCAGATGGGGACAAGTAATCTTCCTGGATCATATCATACTTACCTTCTCTCGCCAGTAAAAAAGCTTTGTTCTTGTGTTCGCTTTCTGGTGCAAAAATCTCATGCACTTTATATCCTTTTTCTTTGAGGGCTTCACGGTTATCGATAAAAGAAACCATTACCCCTACGCTACCTACTTCAGCTGAAATAGAATTTCTAGCCATAATGTGATCACTTATTAAGCAAGCAGCCCAATAATGTGCAGAAGCGCATAAATCTACGAGAGCCACAATTGGCTTTGTCTTTTGGGGTTGAAATTCTTGAAATGCAGATACAGCAGAAACGCTACCTCCTGGACCATCTATATTTAAGATTATAGCTTTTACAGCAGGAAGATCCATCGCTAGTTTCATCTCATTAATAAGCGAATCTGCTCCTTTGGTGCAAAGCCCACTATACTTCATCATGGGACCAATAGCAGAAACTACAGCGACAACATCTTGTCTTGTATTTTCTTCTATCACATCCATAGCGCTTACAGCTTTTCCACTTTCGTTAAGGAAAGTAATACCAGCACTTTCTTGGGTAGTAGGCAATTCTATAGCGTTACGCTCTATAAGATTAACAGCTGTAGGAAGCCACAGTGAAAGAGAGTCTACATGGAAAGCCCATTCTCCTCGGGAAATTTCAAATAATGCTTTGTTAACGTCCATAATCTACATTTGTTTATCAAAAATGCGATATATGTCGGTCTAGTCGTGTGACACGTTTTTAAGCAATAAAAAAGGCTCTCACTAGGAGAGCCTTAAACTTAAACAAAAATTAAACATGAGAATTACTCAGTAAATATAATACATATGTCGCAATATTAGAACCTGATTAATGTATAAGTTAATCCTACACCAATATATGGCGTAAAACCACCTAATAAGGTATAATTCATACCCACTTGTGGGCCTATGCCGAAACGATAGTTTTTAACTTCTGTATCCGTTTTAATTCTTCTAGACTTGATTTTGTAATCAAATGCCATAGACTGAACTTCGCCTTGAACTCCGCCTGTAACAGTAGCAGAGAAATAACTATCCTCAAAAGTTTCGAGTAGTTTGTATCCTAATGGCGTTAGAATAGCTTATATCTATCAAATTCAGATTTTAGATTTTTATAATCTTCTGCAAGCTTAATATTAACTTGTTTTTGATGTAGATAATAGAATCTTTATACACTATAGAATCTTCTTGTTTAATCGGAAATTGCAAAACATCATAGCTAAACTTAAAACTGCCTTTTTTTTCTGGCACTTTTACAGAGATAGTTTCAGTTTTATAAGGATCAGACCATTGTTTTATATTGAGAATAATTAATAAGACAATGACAATACTAAGTATTAGTGTTTTATCTATTTTCATCTGTTTATTTTTTACATGTCGAATTGAAAAACTTTTGGATTATAGGGCAGATCGCAAACATCTAAGTGTACCCATGTGATTTGCCTATTGTTCACTTTTCTAATTAATCGGATAGGATAAGGAAGCATAGAAGATCTTTCTCTAAGCCATTCCCTATGCTCTTCTGCTGTTTGCCCGTTCACATCGTAATCTATACCCATAGCTAGAACATGTCCAGATAACCATGGATCATTTTCTCGAGCTCTTTTCTGTAGCATTGGCGTGGAAGTATCTCTAAGACCTCTTTCATCCAGATTTCCTCCATTCATCCAGTTGTTGATCGTAATACCTGAATTAACATTTTTTCTTATCCAGAGCAAGTTTTCAAGTAGACGAATATCGAATCTAGCCAGAAAAAAATAATCGCTTCTGTCCTTAAATTTCCTGTAAACCCCCGGACTTACTAGTTCTCTAATATCAAAATAAACTAGTATCTGGTCGTATATTTCTTTTGTAGATAAAGAGTCTACTTGAACTGCTTCCACAGTTATTTTTTCAGCTTTGGAGGAGCATTGTATAATATTGGGCAAAAGAAACATGCCAAGTACAATGGTAAGTATTACAGATGTTTTGTTTTTCATAGTATTAAATTTTACTATTCAAAATTGCTAACATTATGCTCATTAAAGTGTGACACTTAATTTGTCTTGATATTTCGCCTTGATTTTTTGGTGCAAAAAAAACTTAATCTCTTGTTCTCATTCACATATCTGTAGTAAGCACGTCTTAAGGCTTCTGGATCTACATCAAAATCGTAAAGACTGTATTTTTGCATAAACAGATCTATGCCTTTACGAAGTCCTTTTTCTGAATCTCCGTTTTGGTGACCTTCCAAATAGAATAAAAGAGATTGAGAAAAAATTCCCTCAAAGTGATCGTTAATAATTTCCACACCTTCGTTGGGCAGATCGAGAAAAGAATATTCGCCAGACGCATATTTATAGATTTGGCCTTCCCATTGTTTTTTGGTGTACGAATTTTTAACCCGGATAAAGACTGAAAACTTTTGTAGGTCTCGTTCTGGTTTATACGCCTTATCGCACATCATCCGGATGATCTTACCAAAACTATTGTGAAGTGAAATGTCTACAATTTTGGCCATAACCCCATCGAATAACGCCTGGTCTTTAACCGCAAATTCCTTCTCTATAAAAGGGATAAGATATGGCCTTATTTTACAAGGAAGGAGCTGGTGATTTTTTCTATTGTAACCATTAAAGATTTTTAAATATTATAATAAATCATTATCAATATAGGTTCCACCATTCTCTTCTATAAAAGATATCATATCCTCATTTTTGGAAAATGTTTTAATAGGCATACTGGTGCTAAATACTTGACCTTCAATAATTTTTCCATAATGAAAAATAGTGTTATCTTCGTTCTTAGCTACGTAGTAATGCTTTGTTATGTCTTTGTGATTGTTTACCATAATTTTAACTATTAAATTAAACCTCCGTCAATAATTGACCAATTGTGAAACTGAATAAAACGATCTCTTGCAACTTGCCCAGCACTTGTAAATTTTGAAGTTCCAGCATGAAATGATTGATTTGGTTTTACATTTTGATATGCCCAGCTATTAAGCAATAAATCATAATTTGTAGGTGAAAGTTCTCCACCTTCTAAAAAACCACTAAAATCAATTACATTACTAACATCCCAAGAACTAATATCTTGGTCAAATGGTGTGTCTCGTAACATCCCATCTATTTCTGTGGCATTTGAAGTTACTGCATTTACTAATGGTTGATTAAATGATGTGCCTCTTAAAAAGTTACCAAAATTAATACCTTTAGAAGTATCCCAAGAACTTAAATCTTGGTTAAAATTATTACAGAATATAAATGTTTCTGTAAAATCAGTAACATTACTTACATTCCATCCTGTAACTATATTATTAAAGTTAGCACCCCTGAACATACGTCTCATGTCAGTTACATTAATTAAATTAGGAACATCTGTGTAAGTGCCAACTAAATTAGTACAATCAGAAAAGGCTTCCTCCATGCTTGTCCATAAAGTAGTTCCAAACTGTTTAATATCTAAAACTTATCAGAGTCATTTGATTCATTAAACCTAAATCTTATTCTATTGAATGGGCTAGCTTCCTTTGGGGTTACTTCTAATACATAAGTTCCTGCTCCATTAGCAAAGGTGATAGTGGCATCATCTGATAGGTCACTGAAGGTTTGAACTATTATATTATTTTGTTTGGCTACGACATCATAGTTTCCTTGACCACCGGTGAATTCAAATTGATTGTCGTTAGATGTTCCAGATTCATCGGTTTTGACTTCTATAATGAAGGCTTTGCTTACAATGCCACCTATAAATTTATGATTAGCTAAGCTAAGTCCAATTCCTAATTTCATAATAGTTTATTTATTTAGTAACAAAGCAAGCAAGCTCTCCAACGACCTCTCTAATATTAGAAAATGGACCAAGTATCGATTGGCCTTTGTCAAGATTCCAAGCGAATGTTTTATCGCCGATGCCTGATAGATCTGCAATGAATGAGCTATTATTTTCTCCGGCTTGGATACCTACAAATTTTACTCCGCGCTTACTTTTCTGATCAGTTATAAGTTTCACGATACCATACTGGCCAGACGTTGCTGTGTTGTAAATGTCTTCGTGTTTTATATTAGATTCTTCCATAATGTTTATTGGTTTATTGGTTATTATTATTGATTTACTATTTTCACATCTCTCCCCTTTAATCCAAAATTAGACTGAGGATCTTTAGCGTATTCTTGGTCGAGAATGCTCGAGAAAAACTGTTGTATTCTCTTAGTAGCATAAGAATATATATTAGCCTCATTTATCCTACCAATCATATGCTCTGTTTGAGCAACTAGTGCATTAGGCATGGTGAACGAAATATCATTTATCTTTCTTTGTTTGCCTTCGGAATCTGTAAAACTCCAAATACCTGTAATTTTTAATGTATGTTCTGTGAGATACATATTAGTGAATGTAGCTTTTACAACTTCTTCATTAATTCTGGTATTGAATTTACTAGAGAATTTTACTTTCTCTTTGCTTACGAAAACTGCATTTATTTTGACATATTTTTTATTTTTATTATTTATGATGGTGAAAAATGTTTGTGTTCCTCCATTTGTAACCCCGTCCCCTACTTCCCAAGTATGACCGTAATTTTCTACAAGACAATAAATTTTTTCTAGCTCATTTGCAGGCGTACCATTACTAACATTCTTCTGGAAACCATTTGGGGCTTGGTAATTTCCGCTAGGAAGATTAAATAGGTTTGCAGTTTGAATTAAAAAAAAGTTCATATCTCTAAACTTATCATTGCCACTACCTTCCTCTATACTCGCAAAAACTCTAGTAACGATAAAGTTGAACCAATTATTTATGACAGAATCAGTTTGAATTTGTGTATTAGTAGCTTTGTGTGTTACTTTTTTAATTTGTGTAAAAAAGAAATTTCATCTCCAATTAAAAGATTTTGATTATCAAAAGTATTAGTAAAATCTACACTTATAAGATTTACTAGTCTATCGAAATTAACATAAGAAGTTAGCTTAGGAGATTTATTTGTTAATTCTAAATTTTCTAAAGAAGTTGGTATATTTTGCGGGAGAGTAGTAAAGGAGTTATCACCACCAATAAATAGTTCCTTTAAAAGGTTTCTATTTATAAAGCTAAGAGGGAACTCTGTTAGACTTGTACTGGTAAAATTAAGCGATTCTAAAAATACAAATTCAGGAAGCCTTGATAGACTTTCTAAGGCTTCGGATGTGCTGAAATCAATTGAACCTAAAAAACTTAAATTTTTAAGTGGTAATGAAAATAAACTACTATCAATTTTTGGTAATTCTGCATTTTCAATTTGAAGAGTATCTAGAAGATTTAAAGAACTTAAATCTTCAGGAAACGACTTTTATTCCACTTTCTACTCTAAATATAAGTGATCTTAGAGAGGTAAATTTTTTAATGTCTTCAGGAATTATTTCGCCTACATTAACATTTACTGTGTTTATGCTCTCTATTTGTTTAGGCTTCTCAAAAGTAAATACGACAGTGTGCTCATCTAGTCCATCCGTGTATTCGTGCTCATTTCTAGCAATATCATTATTAGCTACACTTAGATTTTTTCACTAAAAGTACCATCCCCCAGCCTATTGTTAGTTTTTGAGTTTGTAAACTAAAAATACGAAATGTGATACTAATCCTCATTTCGTTAACAACATCATTATCTCGAAAAGTGTTACCGCTAAAGAATCTACCAGTAACAGAAGGATCTTGAGATGTGTCCGTTATTTCTGGTGTAGGTACTGTAAACGCCAAATTGTTAAATTGATATCCGAAAATTACATTATCCGCTGTGTATGTTGACATATTTTTTTATGTTAAAATGAATTTTTTCCAAAGTCCTGTTGTATCGTTTACTAGCTTATATACGATTCCGTTGTCACCAGCATTTTCACAAATAAGTTCAAATCCAATAACCCTTCCAGGAACACGAATGTTAAGCTCTGCATCTGTTAGAGTAGAAGAGGTAATAGATGGGTCTGACTCATACAGATTTACTATCTGTTTGGATCTACTCACAGAGCCTTCACCTACTACAACTGCTGCATCTTGGTCTAGACCTTGATGCTCTGGCATATACCTAGAACCAAAGACATCTATAATTTGCCATTTGTTTAAGCCTCCCTTAGTAATATATGCAAATTTGGTAGTCCCTTGAAGACCAACATTTGCGGTATTGTTTGGTAATGAAATTTGATTTTCTTCTAAAGAACTAGAATTTTCATTATCAATTTGAATTTCAAAATTTGAGTTGTTGATAAGGTATATAATTTTGTAATCTTCCGAAATATTAAACCCAGTGAATACAGCTTTTCCATCTGTATTTGTAGCTACTATTATATTTCCTTCTACTTGAAAGTTGTCGTACACACCTCCTATAATTACTTCTTGCTCTACTTCATCTATAAAGGGGTGAATCCCATCTGCACCATCATTAATAAGTTCTGAAGTTTCAGTGACGATGGACGCTTCTATAAGTTCTATGGTTTCTTGAAACTTATCGAATATTGCTTTGTTACGGACCGGATTGTTGCTGTTCTGGTCTAAAGCATAGTCTACTTCAATTGTGATAGAATTATCGAACTCACGAAGGGGCTCAAAATGCTCTGCTAAGGCGGTATTATCTGCATCTACTCCATAATCTCCACGAGGACCAACGAAAAATAAGACTGGTCTTCTCCAAGGAACTTGCCTCGAAAAACAACCAATCCATCATCTTGTGGTTGAATAGTAATAACGGGATCTTGAGATTGTAACCACTCTTCTATATTTCCAGAAATGTTAGGAAATGTTACTATTTGAGTTTCAGTCTCTTCTTCTAACTCATCTGCAGAGGCATTACGCTCAAAATCTACAAATAGATCTGCCTCAGTAAGAAGTCGACTCCCACCCTCTCCAAAAATACCTTGCTGCTCTCCTCTTATAGAATAGCTCGTAATCTTTGGCAACTGGTTTGGTAAATAGATAAGAAACCTAAATTTTTGGGTATTTGACCCCAGGTAAAACCTCAAAAGAATTTTTATTATTAAGGTAAGTAGCATAGGATGAAGGTTCGAAGCCTCCAATAAAAAACCGAAAAAGAACAATTTGTAAGCCTGCAATACCTTCTCCTCCAGAAAGCTCTAAATTGTCTAGTAAAATTTAAGATGATTTATTTTGGCGCGAACCAGATTAAATTCAAATGCCCTTAGCTTAAACTTATCCGGTAAACCAGCAAGTCTTAGGATTTGCTCAAGGCTATCTTCTTTGGTTTGTAATTCGCTATAATTGGTTCTAATACTCATACTAAGGGGTTTGTGTTGGTATTTGGTAAGGGAATCCTGCTCCATCCAATTGCAAAAAGCCTGCAGAAAAATACTCCTGCAGGTGTATTGAAATTGTGCCAGCTGCTCATTGGAAGTGTACTCGCAATTCAATTTTTATTTTGCTTATGGTCGTTTCTACCAATGACTAAAACAGATCCATTACTCAGTTTCAAAAAACATATCTGGCAGAAATAAGTTTCTTTATTTTAGTACTGCGATCATATTCGGATCTAGGCATGCTTATCACGACTTGCTGTGAAAAGAACCTCCAGATCTATTATCTTGAAAACTCTCCCGAAATTGAGTTTTGGATCTACTTACATATATGGCCTCGAATGTATCTGGAGGGATGCTATCAAAAAAGTTTTGAGATAACTCTGCACCCCTTATATGATCTAGATCTTTATCGAAGCTTAGAAAGACTTCGCAGATGTAAGGATTATAGCTTAACTTCTTGTCTAACACAGGATTATTGTTTCTCAAATTTACCCTTATTTGCGAATATAATCGCAGTAAAAGCGAAATATATCGCTTCACAAATCGAATTTTTTATATAGAATCCAATTTGGAATTAATAATAAGGATCAAACTCAGTTTGTAATACGTATTAATCAAATTTTCATTAAACAGCTGCTTAAAAATAGCCACAGTTTGCATAAGCTCATCAATAGTATTGCAGTTGTAAACTATGGTTTTCATTTCTTTGGGTGTATACATTTTAGATTGGTTTTAAAAATTCAACTAAATTTTCATCTACTAAAGGGACGTAGATCATTTCTGCTTCGAGAAGTTCTTTGAATACTTCTAAGTCTTGAGCATAGGACAAAACAAAACATCCCTGCATCTTATCTTCTAGGTCCATATCTTCTACAAAGTAGATGGCGCCTTGCTTAAGCTCATCTCTGGTGCCATTTCTAATTTTGAAATCTTCTGGAATAGCTAGTCTCATTTCAATTTTTCCTAACATAATTATAGATTTTTATTGTTTTTATAGTCGAGGGGTAGGGTGAAATCATCCTTACAATCCTACACTTCCTACATCACTCATTATCAAATAGTTAAACTTCATTTATAGTGTTTAGGTGTAAGGAAGTGTAAGGAACACGAATCCACTTCCTTACACTTCCTTACACTTCCTTACAGCATTCCTACACCTTTTTACTACTTAATATATTGATTATTAATAAGTTATATAAATGTAGGATTGTAAGGAACTCAAAACGGGAGTTCAGATCTTTTTCCTTTATTATTTTCTTCTTCAGGGGTAACAGGGGAATCGTCGTCATGTGGAGGGAAGGCACTTGTTTGTGGATTTATCTTGTCCTCCTGAAACTGAATAGCCATTGCTATCTCCTCGCGGATGTTAAGCTCCGAGAGGTCTGTACAATAGGCAGAACTGGAAACCCCAGGCGAATATCGAAACGAGTTAAGATAATCTACCCAACTCGGTTCTTTCTTAAGCGCATCGCTCATTACGGTCTTGCTTGGCATTCCTTCCTTATACTGCATGTACCACTGGCGAGATACTTTGTTGTACACATTGGTCCAGGAGTAATATAGCTTCTGGCCATCTAACCTAAAGTCTCTACCAGCAATTAATATATCTGTATGGTTTCCCCGAAGTGAGGCCAAGAAACAATCCCAAAATCTGTTGATGATGCTTGCTGAGTCTAGTTTATTCATTTGCATCTGCAGCACTTTGCTAAAGACCTTCATTATATCTGACATGTTGTAAGGAAACTCAATATAGTTGGAAGTGATCTTGTATATGGCCCCAAAAACACTAAGATTCTGGATCATCCTAGAATTTACGTTTGGGTTTTGCTCCTTCAGAAAAGACTTAAAGGCTCGGAATTGTGCTTTGAACTGGTCTTCAACATCTTTCCTATGAATCATAAATTGGTTGGTGAGACCGCTAAATCCTTTTTAATAAGATCGGAAAGCTCTGCATAATGCTTGTCTTCCTGCTCGCTAAAAGTGGTCCTGTCCATTAAATTTGAAACTAAACGCGTGATAAGAGCTTCTTGATCGGGATAAAAGTTGGACGTAATAATAGCACTGGATAGGATAGGAATAGAATCTGTACCCACGTGGCTTTTCTATATTACCACGCTTATAGCCTCTTCTATCCCAAAGGCCTTTTAGTATACCATCGATACCAGGATCACCAGGCTTATATTCTGAAAGTTGTGATATACCGTTACCAAACTGTGCAAATTCTCTAATCTGAGCTTTGGTTGTACTCGCAGTTCCTTCAAGGTTAATTGCAGTCTGGGGCATCCCCATAAAACCCTGGACAACTTCTGCTAACTGGTCTTTTCCAGAACTGGGAGGACCATAAAGAAAGAGTATAGGAAAAGAACTGAGCTCCTTCACGACTATGTCTTGAAATATGGAAGAGATCCCAAATAGAATTCCCATAAGGCCATGACTGCCGTGTACATCGAATGTTCGCTTGGCGATATCGAAAAATGTAGTTTTGGTATTAATGCTAATAAAACGCTTTTGCGCATCATATTTATAATGGTTACTGGAAAATATAGAATTGGCTGAAGGTGTGTAATAAGCAACCCCTTTATAGTCGAAACACCCATTCTTATCGATATCTAGCTTTTCACCTTCTTCTGTAATAACTAAGTTATTCCAAACCCAAAAGCCTTCTGGTTGCCAGCCAAGAACTTCCACTTGTCTACCAGTCCCCATGCCATCAAAAAGGTAAGACTTAAGCAATTGGTGATCTTCTCTTTTCCCTCTCCATTGGTAATTGCCATAGTTTGTAATGGCATTTTCAAAAGAATTGGGCGTGTTAATAGCTTCTGAAGCCATATCAAAAACACTTTCGTGCTTGTGTATATTCCTAACACGGACGAGTTTCTTTGGAAACTTCTCGTCGTTCATGTGCTGAATGATCTCAATAGAAAAGTTTGATACGGATCTAAATCTATAAGGAGCTTCATCGCCAAACTGAACATAAATCATACTATTGGCTTGGAACAATCTATACCTTTGTATAGTTGGCAGCAGCTTTTCCAAAGGCTCTTTTACTTCGTCCGGAAGCTCGTACAAATCAAACTCACGACTGGTATTTCTATCTGGCAATAGCTCTTCTATATCTTGAGCTTTCATGTACTTATTGATAGTAGCTATTTTCTGTCCAGTTTCTTTGGCCAACCACTGTAGGTATATATCTTGCATCACTTCATCATCTATCTGATGGATAAGCTTTACAAAATCTTTGGCCAACTGAGCGTTTTCAATCTCATCATCGGTTTTGTTTTCGTCGATAAGAAATTTAAAACCATCTGTCCAAGTCTTTGTTTCTTTAAGATGATCTAGTGCAGCTTCGTCCTCAGCTTCGATAGCTCTTACATAATCATCTGGATCTAGACCATCCTTTAATATTACCACGTGAGTTCTAAAACCAACCTTAAGGAAATCTTGAACATACTTAAGTATAGAACGCTTTCCAGCTTCGTCTGGGTCCATGCAAAAGATAACATGTGAACAGGATTTTTTAAGAACTTTTATCTGGTTGGTATTAATAGAGGTACCACAGGGGGCTACGGTATTGGTGATTCCAAAACGTTGAAAGGCAATTACATCATTATAGCCTTCCACAATCCAAGCTTGTTTTGATTTTACAATACTGGATTGAGCTTTATCCAAACCATACCAAAAGCGATCTTTGTTATAGATCTTGGAATTAATAGGGTTCATCCATTTGGCATATTTCTTCTCGTCCGAAAGACGGCGTCCAGAAACTCCTATGGGAATGCTTTTACCCTGGTGCATCTGTGTGAGGGGATAAATGACTCTATCTACCCACTTATCTCCTTTCTCTGAAATAAGACCAATATCTTGTGCATCTGCTTTTTTACCATGTTTTACGCACAAATCGTAAATAAATTTACGTCCAGGCGCATAACCTATACGGTATTCTTTGGCTAAATCCTTAGTATATTTTCTATTTTGAAACACTTCTACCTTAGCAGGATGATTTTCTGGCAGAGCCCAAAAACTTTCTTCAAACTTTTTGGTAACCGATTCCATAAGAGGTAACAGCTCGTTTTTTCGCTCTTCCTTTTGCATGTACTTTTTGGCGGCTTCCTTATCCTCATATTCTACTTCTATAGAATATTTTTCAGCCAAATACTTAATAGCATCTGGATATGAAAAGTTTTTGGCCATTAGAAAAGAAAGAGCACCAACACCGGAAGTGCCAGAGGCGAAGCATTTCCATAAATTCTTGGTTATAGAAACAGAAAAGGAAGGGGATTTTTCATCGACAAAAGGAGACAGTCCAAACCAGTTAGCGCCTTTTTTGGAAAGTTGAACAAATGCACCAATAACTTCAACAATATCGGCAACGTCTTCAACTTTTTCTATGGTAGATTTTTTAATAAACATCGGCTGTAAGTTTTTGTTTAAGGATCATTATTTGTTCTTCGTAGTGTGGAGCTAATATTTCTTTTTCTAAATCTGTAAAAATATCGCTGTTATGAAGTTGTTCTAAATGAGCCTCTGCCCTATTGATATGCGAACGTATAAGTTTATGTTTTATCATGGTTTTTGGGTTTAGAAATTAATATGGCATCCATTGAAATGGTATATATTTTCCAGACTTAGATTTCTGGATCTTTTCTTTATTCTTAAGATAATTAGCAGTCTTTATGGCTTGGATTTCTTCTTTTGAAACGGTTAGTTCGTTTGATTCCATGTACTTCCTAAGCCTTGGAATAGGGATATTTAAATACTCAGTTATGTCTTTCATCGACATAGTTTTATAATTAGCTGTAATAAATCAGCTTGGTATTGAGTTATAGGTGTTGTTTTCA